TACGACAGCGCCGCGATTAGTGGATTGCTGGATGGTGAGAGCATCACGATTAACGGCGGGTCGCTGACGATCAATGCTGATACGCGATGGAATCAGCAAGCGGCGGTTTTCGGCAATATCCCCGTATCGTCAACACTGGGTGGCGTGGTTGCGATTGATGGCACGCAGATTTGGGAAGTGCCGTTTTCGTCGTCGACTGGCAACGTACCGACACAAGCTGCGCTTGGCAGCAACGGCGTCACAGGCGGCACCAGCGGGGCGACGGGCGAGCTCACTCGCGTGTGGGCTACTGGCTCGTTCACACCTGCCACGGCGGGCGGTGCGATGCCTTCAACTGGGTTCATTAAGCTAAGGTCCAAGACCGGCAACTTCCAAACGGGCGAGACGATCACCTTGCCAGGTGGTGCCACTGTCGTCGCGGCCAGCGCGGGCAAACGCAGTTGGATTCATCTTGTCGGGGCAAGCGGTTCAACCATGACTACGCCTCGCATGGCGAACGTCACCGCGACGGGGGACTGGTACGAGATCGGCACGACTGACGGCACCGACAATCAGACAATCCAGATGCCGGTGCGGGACGAATTTCCGGCAGTGCAGATTGAGACATCGCCGGGATCGGGCGTGTACGAATGGTGGGCCAATGCGGCTGATACGTGGAATGGCCTATTCCCCAACACAGACTTGGCATCAGGGAATACCAACACAACTTTCACGCGAAACGCAATCGCCGGCCTTGCGAATTACCCAGCGGCAGAACGTGTGCGGGAGACTGTGACAAACGGCGTCCACTCGTGGAACGGTCAGAACCTGCAAGCTACACAGATGGACGCGGGTTCTTATACGCACCGCGCCATCGTCAAGCAGGAAACGCGCCAATGGTGCGTGGTGCAGATTTCTACCTTTAACGGAGGTGTTCGCTTTGGTGCCCTGGTCGATTTGGTGAATGGCACAATCATCGCCACGCCGACCGTGGGGAGCCCGACTGGAACCTCATCCTCGATCACCTCGCTTGGCAACGGCTGGTATGAAGTCAGTGTCACGATGGACCACATTAACAACACGAACCTGACCAGCTTTGTTGCCCTGTCGGATTCCGCCACCCCAACTTATTCAAACGGTCTGCCAACCTATACCGGCAACGTGGCGCAGGGCATGTATGTCGGGTTTTGGACTGTGATCCAAAACAGCCATGCCTTCATCCCGACCGACGTGCGCGGCAAGTTTTTCTACTCAGACCCTTTCGCCGGCACCATTCAGTTCGCCAAGCGAGGGACGAACAATGCAGGCTTCAAACCAGAGGCGGGCTTGAAAATCAGAATCCCAAACGTCATTCTCGGGACTTCAACGGCGGCAGACTACACCGCTCAATATGTTTCGTATCAGGCGCGATACGTGATGAATATCTCGGGGGGTGTGTTCAATCAAGATACTGTCGCTTTTGGTTGGCAGTTGATAAACGTAACTCCCATCACGTTCACCCTCAAGAACTCAGCTTTTGCAAATACTCTGTCCATCTTAAACTTCTATACTGAAATTCGAAATTCGTGTATCGCGCCGGTTCTTTACCAAAATGGTAGCGGATTGGTGCTTCAAAACAGCGCGAATTTATTTCTATATGACTCTAGGATTGTGCGGGCAACTGGCGGTGCTTTCACCACTGTAGCTTCAGCAAATATCAATGCGTATGATTCCAGATTTGAGCAGATCAAGCAGGGGGGGCAGGGCCGGCCACAGAGAACCGCTGCTTTTGGGCAGAATCCTACTCTGGTAGCGGTGGTGTCGTCTGGCGGCGAATTTGTAGATTGCACACTTGTCGGGGGAGCGGCAACCTTCAATGTGCAGAATTATAGTATTCGGAACCCGACGCACTGCGACAACATGACGGGCACTACACCTGCCATTGCTTCTCGTGCAATCGGTGTGCAAGGCACGAATATCTTGGTTGAGGGGATGGCTGCTCTTGCAGGAATAAACAATAATCACCCGTTCACTGATTATATTGGCACTCTCGGCTTCACCGCCAATCTCACTGTTCGCAACATTGGCTCTCCCGCGGCGCCGCTGAACGCGGGCACGATCAACCCCGCTGGATTTATTATCTCAATTGCAGCAGCAGGAACAACGTTCGAGGTGCGGCGGTGCTATGCGACCAATTTGCGGTCGGGCGTTATTCAACAGTCTCTTTCTGCGCCGGTTTTTGCCGCCTATGACGTATGGGGCGACGGCACAACGCCGCAAACCATAGCGACGGCGAACGCAATCACTCGCGGTGGGCGTTGGACCAACCAGCGCGTCGGACAGTCTGGCAACGCAGGCTCGCATTGGGACGATGCGTATAATTCGACCACAACTGGCCGAATTACCATTATGGCAAACGAACCGACGCTGGAATCAGCAGCGCAATGTGCGGCGACACTTGGTGTAGGCTCGGGCTTCAACGGCTCTGGCTCAATGATTATCTCGCGCCTGGATGACAGTGTGAACTGGACCACGCCGCTCAAAATGTACGGTCACAATGCCCTTGCAGGCGGCTGTGCGTTAGCAGGAACAGACTGCCAAAACCTGATCTTTGAGTACAAGATCGACACAGGTTCAGGCTTTGGAGGATCGTGGGCATTCTTGGCAAACACTGTGCGCCGGCAAAGCGGCGGAACAATCGCAACGAATACCGTCACGGTGAACACCTCAGATCGAACTGCTCTGACACGCCAACCCCAAGTGGGGGATTTTGTGCAGACAGGCAACTTCCGATTGCCTGCGAACACCACTGTCACCAATGTTGCTGGCGATGTAATCACCTGCTCAAACAACTTCACGGTCACCCTTGGAACCAACGAGTTCGTGACCTTCTCGCCTGTGAACGTGGCAGTGAGTGCCGCCAATGGTTACTCGTTGCAAGTTCGCACTTACCCGACCGTGGCAGCGGCAACGACACTTTTCACTGCCTTCAGCATGGGTATTCAAACTGATGCAACGGCTTATTTGACACAGCATCCTTTGCCTGGTTCACTGGTGAACATCACCAATCTTGTGCCTCAGTCACGAGTCAAAGTTTCGCGGGTCGACACCGGCGCTTTGCTGCAACAAGCATCCTGCGGCGCTGGCACAACAATCAACTTTGACTTCCAGTACACGGGTGCCGTCCGGATTGAGGCAAGGAATGCCAGCGGCACTCCAGCCTACAAGCCTTGGGTAACTCAAGCGACCATCTCACCAACGGCGACCACAAGTGTTGTTGCTTTACAAGAATCAGACCAATAAGGAAATAAAATATGCCGATTGAAACCGACTTCACAATTTCCGCGACAGGCGATGTTCGTCGTCAAGGTGGGGCTAGCACTGCCGTTTACACTGTCTTGGAGCTACACCAATGGCTACAAGACTTGGCCGACGATGCAGCGGCATCCGGTAACGACTTGCTCGACATCCTTGCCCCTAACCCTTCGAAGCTGGACGGTCCGAGAGATGTGGCCGTTGCTTCTCGATTGAACTTGCTGACAGATGGATCAGTTGCATTCAACCTAGATGACACAGCAGCGCAGTTCATCAACTTTGGCTCTATCAAGCAGCAAGCAGCGGCAGTCCAATACTCGGGGCTAAAAACAATCGGTGGCATCGTTGCGGCGAGCCCGATTTATGTGGTGCAGAGTGGCAGCAAGTTGACGAAATTTTGGTCCGATGGGCACGTACAGATTTTGGTAAAAGTTCGGACTGGCGGAGCTTTTATCGACTCAGGAAACGTGACAGCATTCAGCCGCAAATGGGGCCAGTCTTACTCACACTTCGATGTGAACCTCTCGGCTGGGGGGGAGAGCAACGCGGCTCTTTCAACAGCCCTTGACCCGAACGTAGTTCTATCGGAGGCTAGTGCAGCGGCATTGTCCAGCAAGGTCACCGTGACGTTTGGTGATACGACCCAAGACTTGGGGAATGGTAACGGTGCCAAGCTGTACAAGGGCACTATTGCCCTGACTAGCAGTTGTACCTTGCAGGAAGCCTACCAGTATCTGCAATACCTCACACGGGAGAATAGTGCAGCTACGCTGAACAGCATCCCTGGGTGGCGTTATCGCGTTCTGAACTCGGCCTACACGGAAATACCTTCGGCCCCTTTTGGGACCTTTGCAGGGGGTACATTCTTTGCTGCCCAAGGATGGTATCTCACAGGCGTCTTACCAGCCGAATCTACAAGATATCAACTCATTGCGCATGATGGCACCAGTCAAGTTCCACCCACGTTGATTGGAATTACTCTGGGGAATCTGGTGGCGGGAGATCGTATTCTGGCTGCCAGGGAAAACGGCTCCGGTGGGATCCTCAAAGACGAGTACACTCCAGTCGCAGCATCCAGCGGTGCAACCTCCATCCAAGTGGTTGAGTCAATTAAGACCGACACGCCATCGTCTGGAGTGATACGCATCAAGAATCTGCGATACACCTACACCTCTTTCAATGCAGGAACGAAAACATTCTCTGGGTTGTCGCCTGGGCTTGCAAGCAACATCGTAACGGCAGACGATGTGTTTGTTCCTTACCTTGACAGAGTGGCCGGAAGTTCCTCGGAGTCGGTAACATTTATCTACAGCAGTAACTTCACGGCTCGGGTCGATGTGCGTAACGGTTCCGGCGGAAGCCCTATCATTCCTTTCAACACTTTGTTGTCGGTTACCAGTGCAGGAGCTTCTGTAAACGCTTCAAGAAATAGTGATGTGTAATGGCTTTTTACATAGCGCCTTTTACCTTCGATTTCGATACGTCATTCATTGATGTGGATTCGGGCTATGTAGATGTCGACTGTTCTGGGTTGTATACCGCTTGCAAGTTAGCGCAAGCCTCAACAGAAGGAATTGTTTATGCCAGAATTGCATCCGGTTCCGGACTCAACACCCTTGGGGTTGGTGTCCAAGTGGGTCTCACCGTCGAACTTCTGGGGTCTTGGCAACTTCGTTTCCCAAGTGGAAATTATGTCGCCAGAGTCGCAGGAGGAAATCTCGTCGGTGGACCAGGAGGAGACCCAATCGCCTACACGGCTGGAGTCCAAACCCTCCTGATTCAATCGGCAGCTTCTACCGTTGTCACTACCGGCGGGGGTGGGAGCGATCCGTGGGCGACCGCAATTCCTGGTTCCTACAATCCAGGTTCGGCTGGGCACTTGCTAAACCAGTTGGCTTTGAAAGATCCCAACATTGCCTTGCAGCTATCGGAAGTCTGGAAGCGTCTTGGTCTGGACATTGCAAATCCACTGGTTAATACCAACACGGAAATCACGGCAGGCGCGGGCTTGCAGATTGCTGTTAATACTAACACCACTCAGACCGTCCTGACGAGGCAGTGATGCTGTTCCATGTCAATGCTGCCTATCTTGGTTTGCAGCCGGCAGCGTTGCCAATCAATTATGCGTTTTTAGGCTTACGTTCCGAGTCCGAAAGTCCAGTCATCCCTTTGCCTCCAGTAGTGACAACCTATGTTGGCAGGGGTGGTGGAATGGAGCTACGCAAGCCGACCCGATCAGCCAGTGAAGAAGAAGAAGAGTTGGTTTTGCTTTTTGCCTTTGGGGTGTACTGATGGACGACGAGAACAGGATGCAGATTGAGGGCGACTTGCAGGCCAGGATCGAGCTTGGGCTGAGCAGTGAGCCAGACACGGTGAAGGAGTTCCGCAAGATGACAGCCCGGTGGCAGAAGCCTTTGGAAGATCAGTACGAGCTTGCCATGGTGATGCTACTGATTCAGTTTGCTGAGCAGTACCAAGACTCTCCTTTAGGTGAAGAGTTGGCCAAAAGAAATTCAGAGCTTGATAGGCTGATTCGAAGGCAAGCTCAGGTCCTTGCCAACAGGCAAATGAAGAAGCTTGACAGGAGGCTTCAGAAGACGAATCGAAGGATTGTGAAAGAGGAAGAAGAGCAAAGCTTGGAGGATGACAGCATCCTGGCAAGCAGGCTCTGGGGGAAAAACCGCGCTGAGGCCATTGCTATCACAGAGACGACAACGGCCATTAATATCGGTGAGCATGAGGCCGTCCAGATAGCCAAGCAGCAATTTGGAATGGATGCCTATGCTGTGTGGTTCACTGCTGAGGATGAAAGGGTGTGTCCTCGCTGTTTGCCTTTCCATGGGACCAAGGAAGATGTCTGGGGCGATGAGTTCCCCTACGGCGGACCGGTCCATGTTCGCTGCCGATGCAGCCTGGTGTGGTACGTGAAATAGTTTTGCTCGTCGTCGGCTGGGTGGTCAATATCCAGCAAGAATCTGACGCATGGGGGAAAACATGCAAAGATTTCATGAGAGCGTGACAGGCTACGCAAAAGTTGACCGCGAGGGCGGCGTGATACGAGACGTCCGTGTCATCAAGACAACTTCAAAGAACAAGCGTCGCTACCTGGAGCAAGCTCTTAGGTCTGGGATCCCATTGTACGAAGGAGTCACCATTGGCATTGACCATGTGAAGCCAACGGCAGGGAATCCCAATCCTGAAAGAGCATTCAGCACATTTTGGGGCAAGCTTCAAAATGTCCGTTGGCATGAGGACGGACTGATTGGTGACCTCCACTATCTCAAGTCGCATCCCATGACTGAGCACATCCTCGAGGCAGCCGAGCGATTCCCAGAGAACTTTGGCTTGTCCCACGATGCCGATGGCGATTCAACCATTGCTTCCGATGGCTGGCGAGAGATTCATGAGATTACAAAAGTCTACTCTGTGGACTTAGTCACCAACCCAGGCAGCACGACAGGCCTTTTTGAGTCTCTGGGCAAAAAAGGCAAGACACGACGAGACAAGCGTCGCGAGAAGCGAAGCAATGCAAACAAGCAGCCACTGGTTGTCAGTGGCTCATTCCAAGAAGGTTTTATTTTGGGTGGTCAAGCAATGTCTACAGTTATCG